TTTGTAAACGGGCTTTTTAACAGAATTAATGTCAGTACGCACTTTAAATGCGTTTTTCTTGAACACGTTGTAGTCAACATGATGATGCGCCCGACCATAGCGATACGCTAAACGTGCCACATCGGGGTGCACTTGCACAATCATTTTGGATTTATTAGCCGTACCCTCTTTAGCATAAAACTCGGCAGTGTTGCCGCCTTTAAGGGCTTGCGTGACCATTTTTTCTTGTAAAAACTGGTTAAACAATATCGTGCACCAGTTATCTTTAAGCACATCCAAAGACAAAATTGTGTCCTCGTTATAACGACCGCGCCAACGAAATTTCAAATCATTGCGTATGAAGTTGCAAGAATAAATGCGCGTGTTGACTATCATAGGATGCTTTTTCTGCCTAGAAGGTGCAAAAAAAGTGTAGTTTGGTCCTGACATGCCAACATTACTAAATCGTAATGTAAAGTCCTCCATCGCACGCCAGTAGTCCGGTGTTTCGCATTTGATTTTTTCGTTTTTATTAAATATACGAAAACTGCGGATGTTGTCATCCATAACCCAATGCCAACCTGAATTTATACTGATTGCGTGGTCCCATGCAAAATTACGCGCAGGCCCTGCGCCTTTACTTTTTTCATCTTGAAGGTGGTCGCACGTTTCGTATATACGTTTGTAATTCATATCAAGCACAAGCAATTTGCTTTTATCAATTACAGAAGCGTAATCATTGTATTCTTGGTCTTCGACGATAACGTAATAGTCCATACCCATCAAATCCAAGGCTTTCATCGTCATTCGTGATTCATGACGGCCTTTTGATGGAATGTAAATCGGAAACTGCTGTTTAGACATATCGCTTGGATTCGGTTTCTTTTCTGACCTGAATCGGGTGATATATGTACTTTGCGCTGTTGGAAAAATTTTGTTTAATTAAATGTTTAAAGTTATCAACATCTTGTTCATTTTCAAAATGCACAATTAATGACTTATGCGGATTGGCATTTTTATTTTCATATTCAATTGCTTGGTTATATTCCTCAAAAGCATCGGCAGTCTCCGCTACATCAAGCAGGCGTGACAAACTGGCCTCATCAAAGCCTAATATGCTTAAATTGTAATCAGCATCGCTTAACGACTGCAACTCTAAGCGCAGAATTTCGTCATCCCACTTAGCGTTTTGTGCCAATTTGTTATCAGCAATCACATAGGCGGCTTTTTGCTCATCTGTGAGATGTTGCAGTTCTATTGTTGGCACAGTCTCTAGGCCAAGCACATTAGCCGCCATCACTCGACCATGACCCGCAATAATGCCGTTTGCACCATCCAGTAACACAGGATTGGTAAAACCAAATTCGTTAATGCTTGCGACCAATTGGCCTAATTGTGTTTCGTCATGCAAGCGGGAATTGTTGGCATAAGGCACTAAATCAGCGGTTTTTTTGTATTTAATGGTTAATTTTGTCATGTATTACCTTTTTTTTCCAATACGCGGGTCTGTTGTTCCAGCAATTTGTTTTAACCTTTTCATAGCCGTAGTGCCGTAATGCATCATTAAACATACGGCTCATGCGTGTGCCACTGTAGAGTTTGCCTTTGTATTCATATTCGTTAAAATGACCAATTGATGGCGAATTGAATGTGCTGGCAATTAAAAAATGTTTGGGATTGCATTTTCTTATAATATCTGTCAAGTGCGCAATAGGGTCTATGATATGTTCAAAGTATTCTGACGCAAATACAACATCGGCACTAATGTTGTCATACGTATCGGTTACAGAAAACCCATATTGGCTTGATAAATCAACACACATCTTGTATTGTGGCGTTCCTGCTAGATTTGTACCAATTACCTGTGCGTTAGGGTAAATGCTTTTCCATGCGGCACATGTGTAACCAAATCCACAGCCAAGGTCAATAATTGTCTGTACGTTACCCATGTCTTGCACAATGCTTTTGCCGGACATTGACTTTGGTGACTGTATCATTTGAAGGTACTTGCGGGAATAAGTTACCCAACACACCCAAATGTCAACAAAGTAGAACGGGCTTGCATAAACACTGTAATCGGGTTTGCCTGTTTCAAGTGCTTTGTACCACCTCGCTTCAAGCATTTTCATTTCCCGTAAATCTTCATACGGAATGTTTTGATTTTTAAAAAATTTGATTTGATTTAACGTGACATCGTACACACGAGATGTATCCATCTGTATGTATTTTGAAGCATGATTTAGGTATTCAATTAAATCTTGTTTGGATTTTTTCGCAAAAACGTTTGTTGTCATGTCTTGTCCTATATTTTTATTTTAGGAATTTCAACTTATAAACAGTTTGGTTTAACAAGGTTGCGATGTTGTCAATTTCGTTTTGAATCTCACTATCCTGCGGGATTTCAACGCGATAATCGCGCACGTAATTGCGTAGGCTTATCAAATACGCCAATGGCTCTGCATCGCCTGTGCGAAACATGGATGGATATGGCTCAATAATGGTTTCATACGCACCTTGGATAGATTCCACAAGTCCGTCAACCATTTCAGGAACGGCATCATAGTATGCGGCAAGGGCAACGTGCTGAGAATGTGACGTTGTTTTAAAGTGCATTAAATGCGTAAGAGTTGCCGAGTGCAACAGCGTGCTGACAAATGTGCCAATGAGTTGATTGTCCATAAGTGACTCCTCTTTAAATCCTGATGCGTGTGCGGCTTGTCCAACTTGGATAGCCTTTTGTTTACTGGCAAATGGTCCCTTACTACCCCAGTACCATCCGTCTGCTTTTTTGCTGATTGGCATACATTACCCCTGTTTTTGATATTGTCTGCGTTTGCAAGATTTGACGCAAACGCAATGTGGCTCGACCTTCCATTCAAGGGTTTCGCCCCATTTACGCAAAGTTTTTGCCAGCATTTCGCGCATTAGTTTACACGGTTCGCTTTGCAATAGGCGTTCGCGGCAATTAAAACATTTAAACGAATAGCCACCATAAAATTGTTTTTTTTCAGCGTAGGCGCAATCTTTACATGCTTTGGTTGTGTTCATACGAAGGTAATTTTGTTTGATAAAAAGTGTAAAGCCAAACCTTTTTTCGACCCACGCTTTGTTCGTTAGGAATTTGTTCACGGGTCATATATCGTTGTCTAATGAAGTAGCACAAAGCCATACTGATTTGGCTAGACTTTAGGTCGGGTCGTGCTGTGCGTATATCAGTTAATGTCATTGGTCGTTTGGTTAACTCAAAAACATCGCGCACTTTTGTAGCGGCGTTGGACATAAAAAACCCTCATGTATTAGATGAGGGCTATGATATCAGACTTATAATATCTGTCAAGAGGTTAGAACAGCGACTGCTCTGTTTTTAACCATATCGCCATTGCCAAACCATGTATTATTTAAACGAGCATCGTTTGTGCGTGATGGATGATGATGGTCAAAATACTCGGTTACTGAGTTAAGCAATGCCCATTTGCTATCCCCAACCAACTCGCTACCCTTGGCCTCACCTTTAAATAGGTCTAAGATTTTGTTATATGGGCGGCTTTTTTCTACGATAAAGTCGGTCTGATTTAACTGGTCTGCTGTGAATAGTATGCGCTTAATGAAATTATCGGCTTGCTCGGCTGTGATACGTTGACGCTCTAAATGTTTAGCCATTTCCATAAAACCATCAAATGAAGCGACTGCGGCCCCAAGTTTTGATTTCATTAACTCATGGTCAAATTTGCGTGCATGGGTAAATGATACGCTGTGTGCGTTGTTTTGCACAGATAACGAAAGTGTATTATTACAAACCACTCGTACACTGGTAAAACGGGCTGTAGTGGCTAAAGATTTGTCTGCGGATGTGGACAGTAGTAAAAACCCTCCAATACCATCGCCATCACTTACTTCTGCAAATTTACCCGTTTCGGCTAGTGCCCACAGGCGTTTGCCGCCAAACAATGTGCCGGCAGTATGTAAGCGAAAGCCTGATTCCTCAACCAAATCACGAAAAAACTCCAACACTTCTGCGGGTTGCACAATCTGATAGCGGTCTGAAACTATTGATAAAGGTTCAAAATTGTCGCTACGGAACAAAACATTTTGCCGTGTCACTTGAAGCAAATCACCGTCTGCACCATGCGGTTCATAACGAACTGGTGTGGATTCGATGCTCCAATCCATGCCAGCCGCTTTACGCCATTGCTCAATAGTGGCATTTTGGTCAAGTTCTTGACCTAAACCATGCCAAGGTGTTTGGCCTACAAAAGCCATTTCGGTGTAGCCATTTTCGCGGATAGTGAGTTCGTGTGCCATAATAAATTTCCTTTTGAATGATTAACGATTGATGAAAAAACACTGGTTAGGGTGGCTGGTGCCTTTGGAATCGATGTAGTGTTCACCACATCCGGACATGTATTCCGCTAAGAACAATGCCCCGCCAATTACAAAAATTAAACCTAACAACGCTTGTAGCAACCACATTACAAATTGTTTAATGAATTTCATACTGTTCCCCAATCTTTTTGGTCGGTTTGTTCGTTATAACCCTGTGTATAGGCGGCTAGTTCATCTGAATTTAACTTTGTAATCAATTTGGATTGATGGGTATCGCCCTTGTAATAGTGTGGTGCAAAAGCGCGAGCATAGTATTTATCGGCTGAACCGCGGTCATAAGCACCGCCATGTCTTGTAAATTCTGTTTTCATGCTGTTGCTCCTTCGTGGTGCATTTCGTAATAGGCTTGAGCATCCTCGGCTGTTGTTGCTTCCCATTCGCGGCAGATAGCAACCTCAAAACCGTTATTGAAAACGGCTGTCCATGCACCGGACACTGTGCAATTTAAAACAGGATTGAAGTATTCTGGCTTGAGAAAAACTTCTGTAATTTTGATTTGTTTACGCATGATTGATTCCTTTTTAAATGATTAAAAATTGGGGGCGAACCCCCAGTTGTTTTTATACTTTGTCAAAAATTGCACAGTCACTGAAATTACCCAAAATGCGAACCTTGTATTGCTCACCCTCAATCATTACCAAATCACCATGCTCAAGAGGTTGCATGCTACGCAGATGGTCACGATGTGCAATGTCCTCGGCTGAATAATGAGACTGCAAACAAGCCGATTTTTTTAATGCCCAAAAAATGTTATCGCCAATTGTTTTGTAATCTTTATGCAAACTTGCTTCGCTGTACAAACCATTTTTGCGGCTCAAATTGATTGTGAAGCGGGAGGCTGTATCAAAAGAGTCTTGAGAGATAGTCAAAGTTTTCATGATTCGTTCCTTTAAGATGTTTAATTAAATATGGCTGTTTGCCATAGAAGTATTATAGTAGGATTTGAGCGTTTTCATGCTTTGCAACAAATATTTGCAAATATTTTTAAAAAAATAATTTTAAATTGAATACAGGGGTTTTCAAAAGCAAAGGCTTTGACTATTGTTTATAACAAAGACCAACAAATCTTGTTTTTTCGTGGTCTTTTGTAAGATTTTGTGGATTATTTAACAATCCTAAATTGAATACAGGGGTTTTCAAATAATGCTCGAGTTAAAACTGGTAATGCCGGTGCGGGGTGGGGTTACATGATGTTTTATGGCAAAAAAAAGGGAGACATCTTTCGACATCCCCCTTGTGAGTAATGAGCACTGTGGCAACTGCGCCCATCTATATTTTGCCTTATTTAAAACGGAATTGAATCATCTAAGTCAAATGTTTCCACAGGTTTTGCAAATTCTTGTGATGCTTTAACGGCGTCAACCTTGCTGGAAATCATTTCCATTTTTTCTCCAATGATTTTTGTTGTGTAACGGTCAACACCATCCTTGGAATACTTTTCCGTTTTCATCTTGCCTTCAATATAGACCTTTGAGCCTTTTTTAAGATACTCCCCTGCTATCTCAGCAAGTTTGCCAAAAAACGCCACGTTGACCCATTCTGTGACCTCCTTGGCATCGCCTGACTTGTCCTTGTACTTTTCGCTGATAGCGATACTGAAATTGGTTACTGCTTTACCATCTGGCATAAAACGCATTTCAGGGTCTTTGCCTAAGTTGCCGATGCCTATAAATTTATTGACTGCCATGATTTATTCCTTGGTTAATGTTAAGTCGTTGCAAATTGCAATAATTTCGCGCAGTAAATGTGGTTTATCTTGCTGGATTTTCCACATTGGAATTTCCTGCCGATAAAACTGTATTTCGTCCTCATTTGAATATTCATCATCAACTTTGGTGCGGATGATTTGAGATACGGTAACCATCAATGTGTCCATAATTTACTCCTCAAGTTTAATGATTAATTGATTAACTTCAGACAAGAATTGCAAGGTCTCGGCTTCCATCTCCTTAATAAGACTTTCGTCTCGTCCTGTCCTAATAATCAAAAGTTGATTACGTTTTGGCAGTCGTGGGTCGTAAGATACAAAGTCGCACCACTGGCGACCCGTAACCCATAGTTGACATTGAATCTGTTTGTAATAGTCCGTTGGGATTTTATTTTCAAACAGGTAATTAAGGTGCGTTGTCGTATTTGGACATTTGACCTCGATAAGGCCATCTGTACCTACCAAGCGGTCGGGCGATACACCGAGCCATTGGATTGTTGGATGCAACCAAAAACCTGTTTTATCAATAAAAGTCTCCAAAATGGATTCGTATGCAATACAGGCAAATTGTTCTTGCTCAACGCCCCATTCCATAGCGGCATTGGAATACGATTCACCAGCCGTTTGCGTCAGTCGCTCTGCTACCAATCGCACCTTGTATTTGTAACGCCCTACAGCCTCGCTAGACCCTTTGCCCTTGGACATAACGTCTGCCATATTACTGGCAGTCACATGACCAAGGCGGGCTGTTTTCCACTCGTCTGAACCTTGCTCGATGTTTATATACGGCTGATTCATACTTGCTCCCTTAACTTTAAACCACGTGCATCTAATTGCTCAATAATTTCATTGATACTTTTTCTACCTAAGTTGGGAGTTTTAAGCAAACGGATTTGGGTGCATCCAAGTAATTGTGTGATTGTGTAAATCCCTTCTGCTTTTAAACAACGCTCAGACCGCACAGTTAATTCAAGCATTTCAATGCCATCTTCTGAAATTGCATCTTTTAATGCCCAACTGTCTAAAATAGTTTCTTTGCACTCCAGCATTTTTTCTGCAATTGCATAAGCACGTATCGCTATGTTATGCACATTTACCATGTCTGTTTGATGTTGAATTGCCTTCATTGCTTCAATTGCAAACTGGTCTAGTAATTCTTCTTTATTCATTGACAGCACCTTTGGTCAGTTGGTTTTTGCGTGCATCCTTGGCGGCTTCCAACTGTTTCATCGTGTCCTGATTACCGCGTGCATATTTAACTGTTGCAAAGTAAATTTCGCGCAGTTGCTCAAGCGATGGCGATGCCATGATTGCGTCAATCATTACCTCAACATCGACAGCCTCCTCCTCGGGCATATCAATAGACGGCACATCCTCTCCCGCATATACATATAAGCCAATTCCAAAGGTAGCGATGCACTTGGCTAAACAGCGCATCATTGCATCAGAAATTTTGCGTGAATCGGGATTTTTAATTGCGTTGTTTTTGTTATCCATTACAGGCAAGTGCATATACATTGATTTGCCCATAGCCTCTACTGCGCAAGAAACCATGACAGTTTCACCAAAATAGGTAGGTTCATGAAACCCCCAATGCGCTGTAGGGTCCTCTTGCAATAAATAATCAACCGCCCATGCCCACGATAGGTATGATAAATTGCCTTTTTTCTCAATGTGCTGGTTAACGTTGATTGTGCGTAATTCAATAAATGTTTTAGTCATCATGATTCCTTAAAGTTTTTTGCATTTTTCTGTTGCCAATGTTTTGGCACGCCAGTCGCAGTGGTGATAAATTGCAGTCCAAATGACTTTGCCAATTTGCTCATAGCCACTTTCGCCCAAAGCGATTGCCGCCTTGAGGTTGTCTGCGTTTATTTCACACTCACTAAGTGCATCCATAAACACATCGTAGTCGTGGGGGTTGCATTCGTGATCAAGAAAATACTCACGCGCGTTTTGAAATTCGTGGTAGTAGTCAGAAGATGTTTCTTCATTTTCATCTAGCCACTTGTCGTAATCTCTGCCAAAATCTCTCATACTTACTCCCTTGTTTAAACATAGCACCGATTGTGCTGGTAGTATTATAAACATAAAAAAACGATGTATGACAAATAATTTTCAAATAACAATTCCTTTTCCACCTAGCGTTAACACCTATTGGGGTTTTCGAGGCTCGCATAGGTATCTAACGTCAAAGGCAAAAACCTTTAAAGATATGGTCAACATCGTTTATTTGCGCAGTGGTTTTGAACCATTAGGCGATGCTCGGTTAAAAGTAACAATTGAACTTTACCCTCCTGACCGCAGAATTCGAGACATTGACAATGTTGTCAAGTCCACGCTTGATGCCTTGTGCCAATGCGGCATTTTTACCGATGACGGGCAAATTGATGTGTTGCACGTTACCCGAGAAAAAATCATTAAATGGGGAGCGGCTGTTGTAAGTATCGAAAAAATTGCGGCATAATACATTTATGCAAAATTATTGCTAAACCGTTCAAAATCACTATAGAATGGTTTGAAACCGGCTAGGAATGGATTGATCCCCGTTCCGAAAAGTGTACCTCCCACCTGCCGTAGTTTCTTTTTGGAGGTTTGCGAGGATGCCTAATGCACTACTATCAACATCACATTGGTGACTTTATTAAAGCCACCGCACGACTGACTGATACTCAATCAATGGGTTATTTACGCCTATTGTGGATGTATTACGACAGCGAGAAACCATTAAAACCTGATGCCAAGGTTTTGGCTTTTCAAATTGGCGCTTCAGTTGAAGAGACGGAACTGCTTCTTGAATCTTTTTTCTGGCTTGCAGAAAATGGTTGGCATCACACACGTTGTGATAAGGAAATTGAAGACTATCGTCAGTTTCTTAATAAAAAATCCAACGCTGGTAAAGCATCTGCTGAACGCAGAAGGAACAACAGTTCAGCAGATGTTCAACAGGCGTTCAACGATAGTTCAACTACAGTTCAACTAACCACTAACCACAAACCACTAACCATTAAACCAATTAAAGAGAAGACACAGCGCGGCTCACGCCTCGCTCAAGATTGGTTTTTGCCAAAGCCATGGGGCGAGTGGGCACAAACAGAACGACCCGACCTGAACACCCGACAAACAGCGGAGCAGTTCAAAGATTACTGGATTGCACAGGCAGGGCAAAAGGGCGTGAAACTTGATTGGGCCGCTACATGGCGCAATTGGGTACGCAATAGTAAGGCGGCAAAACCAAATCCTTACGACATAGTTAGGCTTTCAACGCCACCATCGAATGAGCCTGACCCAGCGTTAGAGAAAATTAAAGCAGACGAGAAAATTACCAGACCACCAACCGAAGCCGAGCGTCAAATGCTGGCATCTTTAAAAAGGAAATCATGATGAGTAAAGTATTAAAACTGGCCTACTGCGATTACATCGCTACTGTCATACAACATTCTTTGTTAAACAAAGACAGCGAGCACTTGCTTGACCAAGTTGGCAAGATTCAATTTGACCTTGGCGAATTTGGCGAATTTTGTTCCACTACTAAAACGATTGACGTAATCGATATGCAAGGCAAGCAGTATCGCGTCACAGTACAAGAGTTGTAAATGCCAAGACCCAAACCACCCGAAAAACTTATTGGCAGACAAATTCGAATGTCAGACAGGCAATGGATTATTTTTAATCAACTTGGCGGGGCTGAATGGTTCCGAGATTTATTGGACAAAAAAGCACCCATGCCAAAGCAGTATTACACCGTAATCATTGAACAAAAGGAAACGAATCATGACAGAACAAGACATCAGCCCGTTTAAGGCACTGGATTTCATACGCGACAACGCATCAGAATACGCTCAGGCAAAAGCAAATGTAATTTACATGACTGAGTACCGTAAAACAATTAAAGCGTCTCTAATGGCCTCTAGTAGCGAAAAAACAGAATCAGCAAAAGAAACCTTTGCGTATTCACACCCTGATTACAAATTGCATTTGCGCGGACTTGAACAAGCCGTATCAAAATGCGAACGTTTGCGCTGGCTAATGATTGCGGCAGAAGCCAAAATTGAAGTGTGGCGAAGTTTAGAAGCATCAGCAAGAGCAGAAGGAAGGGCAACAACATGATTGAACCCATAGCATTTTTTGACCCGCACAAAGGGTTTTACTGGGCAAAACCAACAAAGATAATTGCGCCCGTAACTGCTGATGTTAAACCACTAGCGTTGTACGAACAGTGCACATGGGTAGGGCTGACGGATGAGGAAGTTCAAACGTTGAGATACAAGATTGATTCAACCGCACATTGGACTTACAACGAATTTGCAAAAGCCATTGAAGCCAAATTAAGGAGCAAAAACACATGACTGACATGGAAATACTTCAGATAGCAGATCAATGCGGGATTGTTGCAGTTACCAAGCACGAATGGGATGGCAAACAATTTAATCATACCGACGATTATTTAGATGGTGATGGTGCGGCTTTGGTTATCTTTGCCAAGCTAGTAGCACAGCATGAGCGTGAGGTGGTGGCTAACTGGATTATGGATAGAGGTT